GTTGGAAGGATTGGGTTATCGAGCAACGGCAGGAATATTCTCAGCGGAAGAAGTCGGCGCACCTCATCAGAGAAAGCGAGTCTACATCCTTGGGATGGCCAACAGCGAGGACATCGGACGCGGAGGGCGGACGCATCGAGACGGAGATGACAGACCAGGGCTTCAAGAGCAAGAGGCACAAGAGCAATCAAACCTTTGGGGCGAAGCTGCGGGATGCAGTGGAGACTCACGAGGAGCAGAAGAACTGGCCAACAGCATCAGCGAGGGACTGGAAGGACACAGCGGGCATGAGCACGGAGAGGGACGGCAAAGCACTGGGCAGAGTGGACCAACTGCCACGAGCGGTTTACCATCACGATGGCCTGCAAGACCAAGCGAACCCCAACACGAATGGGAAGAGCCAAGGGTCGTGGGGAACACCAAGATCATCAACTGCAATGTCAGCAACGATAACGGAGAACTTGGTCAATCGGAATGTGGGAAACCTGGAGGAGCAGCAAGGGAGGCAATCAATAGGGGGGAAGCTAAACCCAAACTGGGTCGAACACCTAATGGGTCTTCCAGCAGGGTGGACAGACTTAGGCTCTTGGGAAACGGAGTAGTTCCTCAAACCGCAGCCAAGGCATTTATAACATTAATCAATAGACTCATTTGAAAGTAGAGAAGCCATACAACTCAGGTCAATGGACTAAGGCTCGATACAGGAGCTTTATTATGTCAGCACTACGTCGTGCTCAATGGCCTGTTAAGTATGAAGCTATCCGCTCTGCCTTTGTTCGTGATGGTGTAAACCCCGCAACAGGGCGCAAGTGTAAGCTGCACAAGTGCTCTGATTGCGGGGAACTATTCCCAGCCAAAGACATGAGAGCAGATCACATTGACCCCATCGTCCCGGTCACCGGGTTTGACAACTGGGACTCACTCATAGGCAGATTGTTCTGTGAGATAGGTGGGTTCCAGGCTATCTGTGTGGAGTGCCACGCTGTTAAGACCAAGTCAGAGAATGCAGAGCGAAAGAAAAACAAAGAAAAAGCTTGATTACTTATTCACAATCCTTCAACATCAACCCATCACTAACCAATAATATTATGTCAAGAACAAAACCAAGATCAACGGGGTCATCAAACCCTGCCACCAAGTTCCTTCAATGGAACACACAAGCTTCCGCATGGGAGTTTTACGATAAGGAAGCCCAAGAGTCTAAAACACTACCACAAGACACGGGTTTCATTATCCTCGATCAACTCATTACCGCCAAGGGATGGGACGATAGGAAGAACAGCGCAATCTGGGCTAACGAAGTGTATACCGTAGGAGATAAACTTACTCTCCGCAACAAGGATGGCATCGTTGCTTCCGGCATTTGGTCTGAGGTAAAGACTGTGCATGGTGTTAAGTTCACCAAGTCTGTCTACGCTATGGCCAAGGTTGGCGAGGGTTACGAGCTTGTTAACTTTCAGCTCAAGGGCTGTGCTCTTACCGCATGGATTGACTTTGAGGACAAGGCAGGTGGCTCCAACAAATTAGAAGGAGACATTGTAGTAGCAGTTACCGATGCAGTCGAAGACCGCAAGGGTGCTGTAACCTTCAACAAGCCAGTCTTCAACATTGTATCTAACACACTGTCCAATGAAGCTGCACTCCAGGCAGACAAGATGGATGGCACACTACAAGAATACTTGTCCTCCTACCTCAAGGTAGAGAAGCCCACGGAGGACAAGGAAGAGGAAGAGAGTGAGCCAGAAGTAGTTTACTCAGAGCCAGCCGTTGTCGCCGACCCCTTCTAGGCATACCTGATAGCCCTTCCCCTTCGGGGGTGGGGCTTTCTTATATTATGATTAAACAAACAAACCCCAAAGATGCCTGCGGTATCAAGAAAGTTCCCCTATCCGGGATGCCAGCCAATGTTCTACTTGAAGCTGGTCTTGTAAAACTCCACGGAGACTTGAAGTATGGCAGGTTCAACTGGAGAGAATCAGGTGTGCGAGGCTCCGTGTATTATGATGCCGCCTTCCGTCACATAGCTGCCTGGTATGAGGGAGAGGACAACGACCCAGACTCTGGCATACACCATATCGCTCATGCTATAACTGGTCTCATGGTTCTCCGTGACTCAATCCTAAGAGGTAACTGGACAGATGATAGGCCAGCCCCAACACTAAACTTTGTCTCTGGTCTGAACCAGAAGGCTGTCGAAATAATCGAAAAACATAAATCATAGCATGAAAGAACTAGACTACATAGATCACTTCCGCATCATCATGAAACCCCGCAGGCATTTCTTGGACCAGATAGTCAAAGCACTGGAGCCAATGAATGAATTGGAAGGAAAGGAAGAGGAGAGAGAAGCTATCATACGGAGTGCTGAAAACATCCTCCAAGAAATCCACGACAAGTATACCCAAGACCAGCACCTAGTGATGGCTAAGTTTTATTCTGAAGCTAAACAAACCGTTGGACGCGGCATCCTTTCTGGACTAATTAAAGATTAATGGAACAACCTCACAACTTAGAAGCAGAAGAGGCTTTGCTAGCCTGCTGTCTACTGAACAATGCGTCTTACGACAGCATCAGCACCATCGTCAACGAAGACGATTTCTACCGTAGTGCTAATAAGATTTTGTTCGGTGCTATATCTAAGTTGTGTGCAACCGGTGACGAGTTCTCTGAGATTGACTTGGACGAACTACTCAAGCGTGAGGGGACAGACAAGGAGGTAGGTGGACTGGGTGCTATAATGCACATACAAAGACAGGTGAGTAGTTCTATGCAGATAGTGAGCTTCGCCAAGATTGTAAAAGAGAAGTCTAAGTTGCGTCAGATTATTCGCACATCACGCATCGCGATTGAAGCAGCTACAGAGAACCAAGACCCGGACGTAATCATTGCTGACATCGAGAGATCCGTTACTGCTACCCTGGACAACGCCTCCACTAAAGACCCCTCGATCAGAGCAGCGGCTGAGTCCTTACGTGAAGACTTCAAGAGGATGGCGGAGGGAACCTACGATACCTTCGCTCTACCAACTAGGATCAAACAGCTAGACGATAAGCTGAGTGCTGGTGGTATAGCTAACGGAGAGGTAATGGTTGTTGCTGCTCCTACCTCCTGCGGTAAGACCTGCATAGCCTTGAACGTAGCCTTGCAGAATGGCGTAACCCACAACAAGCCTGGTCTATACTTCTCCTTTGAGATGCAAGCTAAGAGCCTAGCAAAGCGCATGATACAGACCTGCTCTGCTGTGAACCTCAACCAGTTCCAAGAGGGTGTGCTGTCCCCAGAGAAACAGAAGCGGGTGTGGGATGCTACTGAGAGAGTAGAGAACGCCCCTATCTTTACAGAGCACTACGTTAGAAACATAGACGAACTGCGTTCACGTGCTCGTATGTATAAGCGTAAACATAACATCGAATGGATTGTCATTGACTACCTACAGTTGGTCCCTTGGAACACCAAGCTAAAGAAGCACGACGGCATCGCAGAGGTTAGCCACCAGATCAAGCTCATGGCTATGGAGTTAGACCTACCAGTAATCCTTCTGGCTCAGGTAAACAGAGAGGGAGCCAAGCGTGAGACAGGCATTACGCTATACGACTTGAAAGATTCCGGGGACATCGAGAACGACGCAGACATTATTCTCTTGCTATGGCCTAACGGTTCAGACACAAAAGAAGCTACAGTCCACAACGATCCCGTCCACGGCACACACATTTGCATCAAATACAATGTAGCAAAGCAACGTGAAGGTGAGCGAGATCAGTATGGCAAGTTCGTCTTTCAAAACAACATAGGCAGATTTAGTTAACCCATCCTACTAACTATTATAAATATGACACAAGAACACCTAACTCAGAAGCAAGCATACAACCTTTACTTAGAAGGTTTTTCTTACCACCAGATAGCCGAAGACTTTGAGACAACCGCAGAAGCTGTGCGCTCCAAGATCAGGCGATACAAAGCTACTGTCCCTGCCGCTCAAGGTAACGAGCGAGTCCTTGTTATATCTGATACTCACTGCCCAGCCATGCACCACGGCTACATTGACTTCCTAATCTCTATCTTCCACAAGCACAAGTGCACACGTGTTGTTCACATTGGTGACCTGGTAGACTGGAACGCTATCAGCTTCCACGAGAAAGACCCATCCATGCCAAGCGCAGCAGACGAGTTCGTAGCGGCTTCTAAGCAGGTTAGAGCACTACACAAGGCGTTCCCGGAGGTAGACTACCTTATCGGTAATCACTCCGCTCTACCGGAGCGTAAGGCTCAGAGTGTTGGACTACCACCAGAGGTAATACTTAACTTCAAAACCCTATGGGGACTTGACGGATGGGAGATACACCCTAGGTTTACCGATCTATTGATTGACAATGTTATATACAGACACGGAGACAAAGAAAAGGGAGGACAGATGTCAGCCCTGAAGAACGCTCAGGCTCAGTTTAAGTCTCTAGTTATGGGTCACCTCCACGCACAGGCTGGTATTAACTACCACGCCAACCAAGACGGTGTTGTCTTCGGTATGAACGTAGGCTGTGGTGTAGACCATACTCACCCTGCCATGAACTACGGACGTATATATGCTGCTCGACCAGTTCTAGGTTGCGGTGTTGTCTACTCTCCTAAGCTTGCTTTCTTTGAACCAATGTTTATCTAACTATGATCTACGAACACAAAATACAAATGGACAATATCTATGGTGACACAACTGATGTCACTGTAGAGTTTGAAGCCGACAAGCCTGGAGGCAGAAACCCAGACATAAAAGGTATATACTACTTTGAGTCTGACGAACCACTAGACAGCGAGGACATTGTATATCTGTTTGAGTGGCTAGAGCGAGACGCTGATCAATGGAAACTAATCTCAC